AAAGCGATTGATGCTTTAACCGAAGAGGGAAAAAAAATGAGCGATATTGATAACGTAGTAGATGTAGATGCAGAGAAGGAAAAAAGAAGACAAAAATCTAGAGAACTTGCCGCTGAATATAATAGAAGACAAGAAGCTGGTGAGGATACAACAGAACTTGAAGGTACTAAAGCTGAACAAGGAAATCCAGGCGGTTTGGAAATTGCAATCAGACCTAAGTTAGCAGTAAATATTATGCGTGTGGATATACCGTTAAATGTAATAGAAGAGATTAATAACCACATTGATGATGTAACTATTCCAAATGGTAAAGACCATTCAAAAGGTTTAGTTGGTCAGATAAGTCGTAGTGAAAAATCAGCACAATATACATTTGATACGAATGATGAAGTTGGTGGTCAGTTTGTTGGTGTTATTGAAAAGCTTGGAAAAGAATTTATGAAAAGAGGTTGGGATAAAGATGTAGAATCTAAATGTCAATCTGCATGGACGGTGCATAGTTATGAGGGTGATTATAATCCTCTGCATGACCACGGCGTTGCTACACAGATGGGACTATCTTGTATTCTATATCTAAAAGTTCCAAAACAAATAACAGATTTACCAAATCCTTCAGATGAAGATTTAGAACTAAATGGTTCGTCTGGTCAAGTAGATGGCTTCACACAATTAGTTTGGGGTTCTACTGGAATGAGAGATGTTAATATGTTAAGACCTCTAACATCTGAGTATGTGAAACCAGAAGTGGGTACATTGATTATGTTTCCATCATGGCTAAGACATAGTGTAAATCCATTCTTTGGTGAAGGTGAGAGAAGAACATTCTCTGCTAATTTCCAAATAACAGAAAAGATGTAATGAACGAAGAAATTAAATTAAAAACCGTTCCAATAAATCTCTTACATATTTTGATTGGTAACCTTCCAGAGGTTCTTGTAAATGAAATTAATAAACATATTGATGACATTATAATTCCAACTAAAGTTAACTATTCAAATAATCTTGTAGGACAAATTAATCAAGATGAAAAATCTTCACAATTAGATTTTTCTTTAGACAGTGAATACGGTAAAAAATTTAAACAAATGTTAGATGGGTGTGCTACATCACTTTTAAAAAGTGGTTATAAAAGAGAAGCAAAAGCTGATGCGTTTGAAGCGTGGACTGTTAGTAGTTATGCTGGGGATTACAATCCATTTCATAGTCATGTAACTCCCACACCAGCTGGACTATCTTGTATACTATATTTAAAAGTTCCAGACTGTATCAAAGAGAAACCAAATGCACCTAAGTTAAATTATGCTTCTGGTGATTGTGATGGGTTTACACAACTTGTTTGGAATACATCTACAACCTATGACATTTATGGTCTACACAATCCAGGCCAAGAAATGGTTAAACCAGAAGTTGGAAAAATAGTTATATTTCCAAAGTGGTTAAATCACCAAGTGTATCCATTTTTTGGAGAAGGTGAACGTAGAACACTATCTGCAAACTTTAACGTATATTATACTGCTGAAGAAAATAAAAAATATGGAATAGCAAATGATTGATTACAAATTTGACGAAGATAAAACTTTAAATGAATTAAGAAAATATATTGACTCAACCTATGATATGCATTATAGTAAGAGTAAGTTCCAAGCAACAGAGTTTATTATAGACTCTGGGCATGGTGAAGGATTTTGTATCGGTAATATATTAAAGTATGCTCAACGATACGGAAAGAAGAATGGTAAGAATAGGGCTGACTTACTAAAGGTTATACATTATGCTATAATAGCATTAAACATTAATAATGGAGAAAGTGATGAAACTAAGTAGTAACACAATAAGTGTATTAAAGAACTATGCGTCTATTAATCAAAATCTAGTGATTAAAGAAGGCAAAGAAATAACAACAATGTCTGCAATGAAAAACATTGTAGCAAGAGCTGAAGTAGAAGAAGAATTTACACAAGAGGTTGCAATATATGACCTTAATGAATTCTTATCTTGCCTATCTTTATTTAAGAATCCAAACTTAGAATTTGACAGTACTTTTGTGACAATCACAGAAGAGAATAATCCTAAGACTGCTCTTAAATATTTTTACTCAGACCCAAGTGTTGTAACGACACCAACTAAAATGATTACCATGCCAAGTAATGAAGTATCATTTACTTTAGATAGTGCAACATTATCTAACATTACAAAAGCAGCTGCTGTGATTAGTTCTGCTGATTTGGTATTAGAAAATAGTAATGGTACTCCGTCTTTGACTGTAAAAGATAAAAAGAATGATACTGCAAATAGTTATTCTATGGGTGTTGATACTAAAGGTGAAGGTAAGTTTAGTTTCTTTTTCAAAGTAGAAAACCTAAAACTTATAGACGGTAAATATAATGTTGAAGTTTCTTCCAAAAACATTTCACATATGAAAAATGAAAGCACACCAATCGAGTATTGGATTGCACTTGAGCCTGAATCAAAATATTCAGTTTAATTTAGGAGTTATATTATGGAAGAATTTTTGTGGGTGGAGAAGTACCGTCCAAACAATATAGGTGATTGCGTATTACCTGTCGAACTAAAGACTACGTTTACAGAATTTATTAGAGAAGGGAGTATACCTAATCTTATTCTATCTGGTGGGCCAGGTGTAGGTAAAACTACAGCTGCAAAAGCAATGGTAGAACAAGTTGGTGCAACCTTTATGATGATAAATGGTTCTGAAGAATCTGGTATTGATGTACTAAGAACAAAGATTAAGAACTTTGCATCTACTGTATCCTTAGAGGGTACTGGAAGAAAGTATATCATTCTTGATGAAGCAGATTATCTAAATCCACAATCCACTCAACCAGCCCTTCGTGGGTTCATGGAAGAGTTCAGTAACAACTGTGGGTTTATCCTTACTTGTAACTATAAGAATCGTTTGATACCACCACTACATAGTCGTTGTAGTGTCATAAACTTTACTATGCCTAATGATGAAAAACCAAGACTTGCTGGTAGTTTCTTTGAAAGAGTTAAAACTATTCTAGAAGGAGAAAATGTTAAGTATGATATAAAGGTTGTAGCAGAACTCATTAATAAATACTTTCCAGACTGGAGAAGAGTCTTAAATGAATTACAAAGATATTCTGTATCTGGTAAGATAGATTCTGGAATACTTGTAAACATATCAGAGGTAAATATAAATGAACTCATGGAAGCACTTAAAAACAAAGAGTTTACAGTTGCTAGAAAGTGGATTGTTAATAATCTTGATAATGACCCAACTCGTATTTTTCGTCTTATTTATGACAATCTATACAAGTATATGGATAATTCTAGTATTCCTTCTGCTGTTTCAACAATTGGTGATTACTCCTATAAAGCTGCTTTCGTTGCAGACCCAGAGATTAATCTTTTGGCTTGTTTAACAGAGATAATGTATAACTGTAAATTCAAATGATAGAAGTATTTGATGATATATTAGAACCTCATGTTGCAGAAATTATTGATATACAACTGAGAGATGTATCTTGGAAGTACAACTATGATTCTGTAAAGAATGGTGTGAATAAACACTGGCATGTATTCTGTGGACACAATCCTCAAGAATGTTATGACAATGGCTATGGTGACCTTATCCCTATTTGGAACGCAGTTAAAAAACATAAACCAGAACTTGAGATGGAGAGGGTATATTTAAATGCTCACACCTTTGGAATTGAACCACACAGACATGTAGATGACGGTGATTTTACCATCATTTATTACCCCAGATTAGATTGGAAACAATCGTGGGGTGGTGGAACTACCATAGATGATAAACTTGTTGGATATAAAGGAAATAGACTGATAATGTTTACAGCAAGTAATCCACATCAAGCTCAAGCAGTTTCAAGAGGGTGTTACGAACTTAGAACATGTGTCGTTTTTAAAACAAATGTGAAAAGAGATTAATTATGTATGAATTAAAAGATTATTTAAATGCAATCAATTACACCAAAGAAGCTCTCATGGATACCGAAGATGAAATATGGGAGAAAAAATATCCACCGTTTATCGTAAATAAAGCTCTATCTGGATTTCCAGATACAATCATGTATGCAAATGAGATGAACCAAAACCACCACCTAGATAAGAAGTTACAGTTTGATTTTTTACTAAATAGTATCAGGAAGCGTAAAAGATTTACGCCTTGGTTGAGAGCGAATAAAGTAAGCAATCTTGAGTATGTTAAAGAGTTTTATGGATATAGTAATGAAAAGGCTAAGTCTGCTCTTACCATACTGACCAAAGAACAAATAAAGACTATAAAAAATAGTTTATTTAAGGGTGGTAAAAATGGAAAGTATTAATTGGAAACAAGAGCATATGCTAGAAGTTCTTCTGAAAGAACCAGATGACTTCTTAAAGGTAAGAGAAACTCTTTCTCGTATCGGTGTTGCTTCTAGAAAAGAAAGAACATTATATCAATCGTGTCATATCTTGCATAAGCAAGGAAAGTATTATATTGTACATTTTAAAGAACTTTTTGCTTTAGATGGTAAGGACACAAATCTATCAGAAAATGATATTTCAAGAAGAAATACAATTGCAAAACTATTAAACGATTGGGGACTAATTGAGGTAAAGGGTGACCTAGAACCTATGGCTCCTCTAAGTCAAATTAAGATTTTATCTTTCAAAGAAAAAGATGAATGGACATTAGAAACAAAATAT